TCCAAATTATCCATATTAAACCCGTAGTAATCATTGGAATAGTAGACATCTTTGGTCCAAAAAAATTGAGGACCCAAATCTACCATAGTGGTCGGGTATTTTAAGTATTTTGTGTTTGACTGTCTTCTGTAAAAGTTTGGACTATACGACGCGCCAACAAATCCTGAAGTTAAACTGTAGGGGCTAGATCTGTAATAAAAATTATTTGATTGTTCTTCAAATGCTAATTGTAATCCACAAAAACTATACTCAACAGATTGTCCTTGGACATTAGGTCCTACTCTCCTAACAAATGGTTTGTTATTAGAATCGAAGAAAACATTACTACTAAATGGGAATGCAAATAAAGTACCATTCACCCAAGAATTATTAAAACTTTGTGAAACGACTCCACGGCATAAAGCAAGTGTTGTCCGAAACCTAAGTCTCCATTCATTCAATATTGTGAAATCGTTATTTCTTCCAAATAAACTTCCAAAAGGTTCATTCAAAAACACATAACATCCATCTTTGATTACTGGTAAATTATTGACCGTATTAGTATTACACGGATCTGTTGACGGTTTTATTATTAAGTTAGAACCGTAACCCTCATAACAATCTAAATCAACCAATCCCTGACAAGTTAAACTTTCCAAAATTTTTTGAGTTGTGTTACCCGTAACAATATCATCATTCAAATCTTCCAAATTGGGATCCGGTATTAGATCTCCTAAGATGATACTTGTTGTACCAGACTCAGATATGAAATAAAACCCTAAACTTGTACTACACTGAAACGAAAATGTATTACTACCTAAAGTATCTAGGTCAGTACCTGTAGGTAATCTGTCGGTTCTCATTACCAATTTGAATTGGTCGGTCATTTGTAAAATAGGTCTGTTCGGTGGTGGTGTCGGTGTAGAATAAGAACCATTTATGTACGATGGACCGAAATATGCAAATGGTTTAACATTTCCTGGAAAGGAGGTTGGTGTAACATATCTAATGTAAGAACCTCCTTCAATATATTCATCTTGACTATATGCATTCGTTCCTTGTAAATTTACCTCTAATTTCAAAGATGATGTGGTTTCTTTAACGTCATAGGATACAAGGTTAAAGTTTGATGTATTAAAAATTGAAGGTAATGTAGAAACCCCAGGTGGTTGAAATTTATTTATTTGTGTACCATCTAACGAAGAATAATATAAATGTAAATCTGAGTTGTAAGAATTCCAATTTACTCCGGGTTGAAAAAGATAGGAATCGTAGTAAAGCCTTAGTGTTGCGTTGGAATTATTTCCATCTGTTTGTGTATCTGAATTTGAAACTAATTGATCGTGTCTGACACAACGACCACCAGCTTGTATTGGTATATTTAAATAATAATTTCCCTCAACAGTTATTTTGTTTGGGAAAAAATACCCAAATAATCTAGATAAATCATATTTTACTTTATGTTTACCACTGTATGGGTCAACCCCTCTCACCATAAAAATTATGTAAAGTGGTTGTCCATTATAATAACTCAAATAATCACTCAAGGTCGGAGCCGCAAAAGGTGCACCTATTTGCCTTGCAGATGGATTCCAATATAAAGTAAATTCTTTTGATAATCTTTTGTATAAACTATCAGACAATACAATAAAATTCTGAAAAGAAGGGTTTATTACATTTAAGGAAACAAACTGATTATAAGACATTCCAGTAATAACCTGGAAATATTCCAAATCTGAAGGAAAAAAGTATTTAGAATCCGTGGCTTGTAAAGGAGCATTACCACCTATTCTGTAAATCGTTGAGTTGTTTGGTTGATTAGTGTTTAAAGGATTGGCGTAATTTACTTCTATATCTATATTTGTATAAGTTACACCTGATATAACATTGGCTGCGTTGATATCTTTGGATAAATTAGGATTTTGAAACGTAAGTAATGTTTGACCCGATAAAGACGCAAAACATTGCTCATCAACTAACAGGGCGATAGCGTTGTCATAGTGTTGTTTCCCGACATTAAAATCTGGGTTGAAAGTAACACCTATTCGGCTAATACCTCCCCCTGTTTGACCTGGAACGGGGTTTTCAAAGTATTTTCCCTTCAATGAAAACATATTAATAATTTCCCATGGAGGTAACATATTTACATAATAAAACCAACTTTTAGAAACGCTAGCGTTGAATTCCGATTTTGGTATCCTTTGTTCCCATGGATTTCCTCTTGGTTCTTCCCCGTCGTCATAAGCCCATCCTGCAAACATGTATTGAATTTTTTCTAATTCTATTGTATCTGAATTAGGTCCAATATTATACGGTTGTGTCCAATATTGGGAGATGGTTAAATCGGCATTACAACTTGTATCATAAAATCCACCACTACCCAATATATCATCACTTGAACAATCACAAGCTTGACAATCTGGATACGTTAACATCGGTAATTTGATTTTTTTCAAATCAGGAAATCTCGTTCTGATTTCAGATGGTGATGGTGGTTCTTTACACTTGATTCTAAAACCTAACTTTCTAGCCCAACTACACAATTTATAAACTAGATTGACAACTGGTAAAACTACAGCTATAAAAAATTCTCTTATGAATGTTAGTAATAATGAAAGTACATGTAGTTGAACAATAAGGACAAGTAATATTGGATTTAAGACCGTCAATAAAATATTGGCAATAAAATAAATAAAATCAAATTTATAATTAGCATCTGTGGCTGGGAACTTATTAATTTCACTTTCACAAGTTTCATCAGTTATATCTTTGATTGCTACAAATCTGTTTACAAATACACCACTTTTGAAATTATCAATCAATGCTGCGGTCGTATAAACTTTTTTATATTTGAGTTGATAGAATGTGTCTTGACAATTGACCATTTCTGACATTCTATCAATGAACTCGTTATTTACTAAACTAAATCCATTAGTATAACCAGACCAGTCCAAACCAAAATAGTATGAACTTTGAAACTTTTTATAACTATTTGAATTAGTGTTGGGATCATAAGCGGGATCTGTTTGTGATGCGGACCATCCATACTCTTTTATATTTGGTACCAAATAATAACCTCTTCGTATTTCTCTTTTTTCAAAAGTTGGAGGTTGTTCATATTTAATTTTAAAACGATATTTTCCTGATGTTGGAATACCAACAGATGGGTCTAAACTAATAATTTGTTCTCCAAATTCATTTGTTGTTACATAGTCCATATTCATCGGAACATTCAACAAAAATACACCATCAACATCTATCACCTTACCTCCTGAAGGTAACTCAGCTTGTTCTAGAATTGGATATCCATTTTCATCGTTAAATAGAGTTTGTCGTATAGCAATAATTTCTCCAGGACTAGAAGTGAGATTACAAAGTTTTCCAATCCCATTTTTAGGTATACATCTTTTACTTAAGCTTTGTTCATCTACATTGGAAAACAATGACCCCATAAAAAGAGCCGATGGTGTGATCTTGACTCCTGATTCTGTTAAGTCAAAATCTTGTCTAGTTATTCTAATTTGACAAGATTCAGGATCTCCCCAAAAAGGTAATACCTCTATTGTTTGTATTTGATTGACTATTTGTGGTAGTTCAATGAGATTATTAGATGATGGGAATTTATTTCCATCAATTTGTTCGGGCGTTGCAAGTCCAATATCGATTAAATCCTGTGGTGATAAAGAAAATTGTCCAATATCCGATAAATCACAATCCATAACTAATTTCCATTCCCCTAAAGGAACACCCATAATCATAAAATCACCACTTCCATTTGTTTTAACCGTATATTTATAATATTTTTCATAAATTTCGATCAATGCGGGATTTGTTACAATGTCTCGCTTGGAAGGGAAAGTACCTGTTGGTGTGTGACCACCATGTTGTTTTTCATATGGTAACAAATTGTAACGATAACCTTCATCATTCTTATCGGTAACATCAATGTAAGGATATAGATTAGAGATTATCTCATTATTTTGGTCTATTGAATCTAACGGTACAAATATACTTATCTTAACATTTGGAATACCAAATCCATTATTTACAATAACTCTTCCAGCAACAACTCCATAGTCAGCACAAATTCTCGGATAAACGTCTTGTTGTCTTATTTTCAATGATAAAATTTCTAATTGGTCAAAGTCTTGATCCAATTGAATATTGATTTGTTTGTCTACCCCAACCTGGGTTCTGATTCTGTAACTATTGGACATAAAAATGTCTTTTTTTGATAAATAGTAATAGTACTATTTTTCAAAATGTAGTTGTACGAATCTATAAGTGAATTCTTATGTCAAAATAATTGACTGGTAGTTTTTGGTCCTTACAGTAATATCTCTATTTGGGAATCTGATTTGATAAATTTGATTTGGTTCTGCGAAAATTGTATTATCAACCAAAGATATTTTTTTAGTTTCAGAATTTGAATATGGCATTGAAGTTTGTGCGGATGAATATTGCCCACCAACTCTTCCAAAGACTGAAATGTCGTTGACGCTCAACACTCCATTTTCGTTTTGTATAATTCTATAAAGTTCAGATAGTACTATATTTTGTCCCATACCTCTGATTGCTGGACTGAAAAATGAAGTAATTTTGTCAATTATATTAGTGATAACAACTCCTTGATTTTGTGACGCATCTAATACCACTGAAGTGTCTATTGCAATGTCAATAACCTGAGCGCTGCCAATTGTTACATAATCATTTATCATTCTGTAGTTTGAAAGATATTCAGCAATGTTATTTTTCAAAGTTTGAGATACCTCAGGAATCAATCTGCCATTTTGGTCATATGACAAAACATTAACATTTATCTTATTATTATTTTCAGTTATTGAAACTTTTGCAGGTGCACCAAATTGTGGTGGCATATTTCTTAAAACAGCTTCATAATCCTGGATTGTTACCGCTCTATTTTGAGCACTGAAATTGTATGTTACGTAATTTCTAATCTCCTCAGTCGATGGGTATCCCGCACCTCCTATAGCTGCAGTTGGGTTATTACAAACCAAAGAATTAACTACTTGGGTATTGATTGTCTCAGATGGACCATTTACAAAGAAATTTACAGACCCAATTTGATTAATTACATTGACCCCCAAATTTGTACCAAGTCCACCACCGATTCTATATTGAATAAATAATGTCGAATTTGCTTGTGGTATAGCCCCCAACGCTAGTGAGTTATTTTGATATCGTTGTACCTTGAGTGGTACATCTAAAGCGGTAAATTCTCTAAGTTGGTCATCCGCAGTGTTAGTACCTCCACCAAAAGTAATTTTATAAAAACCCTCGGGTGTGTATTCTGTGATAAACCTGTTTTGAGTTTCAATGTATACACCTACTTTGATTGCTGGATCATCGGATGGTTTTGATGGATCCTCAACAAATATGCGACTCTCAGCCAACGCTGGGACTTCATACCATCTACCTTGAGCACCTAAAAATTCTTGATCCGATGGAATATTCGAATACGCAGTTCCAGGCTTTTGTATCATCGATGTAATCCCTAAGACATTTTTTTCAGGTAAGAAAAAACTAAAGAAGGGTGTTACATCATTTGGAAGAATGGTTCTTTTGAAGACCTTTGTAATCCCATTAACTACAGTTTCTCTTTTGGTTATTGTGTAATTAATTAGGTTATTATTTACATCGAAATTAGGTATTTTCAACCTATTGGGAATCCCATCCACATTGAAAGGTGATGCAAAATTAACGTCATATACCGTTTCAAATATTTGACCTGCGCCAATTACTTGACTTCCCCTTCTTAGAATACCTAAGTACCGTTCATCTTCTTTGTCCCCAAACGCAGGTACCGTTATCGAAAAATCAACCAACGCAACTGAAGGTCTTTGACCTGGAATTTTCAACCCATATGTCCTTGCAATATTGTAAATTGATGATCTTTGTTGTGCAAATTGAAGTACGGTCTCCTGAATACTTCTGTCTATATTATAGTGAAGATTGTCCGCAACCGCAGCGTTAAGATCTAGAAATACCGAAAATACGGCAGCGTCGTTAAAGTTGTCAATTAACTCAGGATAATATGTCCTTGTATAATTGATGAGTTCCTGTCTTATAGTTACAAAATCTCTCGCAGTGTATGATATTTTTCTTTCAGCCATATTAGATATTAATAATTACAAAATCTTTAGAATTAAAGACATCGTTAGAAATTGCGTAATCAATTCTAACTTTAGCTGTATATTCTGAGACATTTTGATTTGGTATTGATAACTCAGGATTAACCACATTTCCCGCAGTTGTCACTGTCATACCAGCAGCTTCATCAGAAGCTGCCTGTATGACTATATTTGTGATTTGTAAGTTGGGTAAAAATTGTTGTACAGAGTCTCGTATCTCAGATTCAATTTCAGAAAAGGTAGGTCCGTCCATTGGTTGAAAAATGTATTCATACAATCTAGTCCCAAAATTCGGTAGAAAATATCTACTACCTTTTCTTGTGAGTAAAAGATGAATAAGATTTGTTCGGATTTCTTCAGCAACATATTCAGTTAACTCCAAATACTTACCTTCCATACTATCCACGAATGGAAAACTTATACCATATGTCTTTCCTTGAGCCATATTTATAAATATACCACCTTGAATTTTGTGATGTAGTTCTATGAACTACATGTCAAACAATTTGGATCATCTAAAGAACAAACTTTGTTTATCATATCTTCTGTCAATGTCAAATTATTGTTTTCGAGTGGTTTGGGTTTGAAACTTTCTTGTATTTCTGGAGTATTCAACGCTGACATATCAACACCCAATCCTTTGATCGCCGCAGCTTTAGCCTTAGTTCTCAAATAATACATTCCTGTTTTCAATCCTAATTTCCATCCATACATATGTGCCGAAGATAACTTAGACTGTGTTACATCTTGCATAAAAATGTTTAGAGATTGTGATTGGTCAATAAAAATTGCTCTGTCTCGAGCCATATCCAAAATAGTTTTACCCTTCATTTCCCAAACAGTTTTGTAAACTTCTCTGATCTCAGATGGTATTTCATCTATCTTTTGGACTGACCCATTTCCGTCAAATAGTTTCAATCGAATTCTATCGTTCCAAATTCCAAGGTTAACCAAATCCTCAACCAAATGTTTATTGATAATCACAAATTCACCACTTAATACATTTCTTTTGTATAAGTTAGTTGTAAAAGGTTCAAAACATTCGTTATTACCAAGAATTTGTGCGGTACTCGCGGTAGGCATCGGAGCTACAAGTAAGGAATTTCTAAGTCCATGTTTTTCAATTTGAGACTTTAACGTACTCCAATCCCATAAACCAGAAAGATTCTCCATACTGACATCCCACAAATCAAACTGTAACTTTCCAAATGATGCTGGTGATCCTTCGTATGTTTCATATGGACCATGTTTCATTGCCAAATCTTTTGATGCTGACAACGCCGCAAAATAAATTGTTTCAAATATTTCACTATTCAATTTTTGAGCCTCAGGACTTTCAAAAGGTAGGGATAACATTGCAAAAGTATCCGCTAAACCCTGCACTCCTAGTCCTATGGGTCTATGTTTGAAATTTGAAGTTCTTGTTTCTATTGTAGGATAATAATTTATATCGATTACTTGATTCAAGTTAATTGTCATTTGATAAACAACTTCATATAACTTTTGGAAGTTGTAAGTCCGCAACTTTTTGTTTTTCTCACGTACTTTTCCTGATGGAATGTCCACAAATTTAGGAAGTGCTACTGACGCTAAATTACAAACCGCAATCTCGTTTTTGTCTGTATATTCTAGAATTTCAGTGCAATTGTATGTTAACATTCCTTGTGAAACAAAAAGGTGTTCATCGTTATTGATTGTTGGGCAATAGACATCCTCTTTACCTACATACTCAATAGATTTAACTTTATGACCTTTTTTGGTGTTATCTCTGTATTCTTTTTCATCTAAGATAATATTTTTTCTGTCTAAAAATCCAGTCTTAGTATTCAATATCAAAGCATCATTTTTATTTCCAATTATTAATCTATAACAATCTTTGGTTTTATAAATTGATTGTCCTCCTTTACCATTTGGTAGTAGTCTATCCCCACCCTTTCTAAGTAATCTAATGGAAGATTGAAGTCCTAAATTATTGAAAATAAGTTGTAGCTCTTTGAGAAAATCTAAATTTATATCGGCATAACACAATTGAATTGGGTTACCTCGCGATTTACTAACGAATACTGAACCATCGGCATAGAACAAACCTTTTAGATATGACCATTGTGTTTCTTCATTTGATTCCCAAATCCAACTTGGTACATATCCTTTGTTAAATGGGAAAGTTTTTTTGAAAAAGTCGGTTGTTAATCTCTTTTTCTTAACAGGTGAAAATGAAACAGTACAATCTATGAATTTTCCTCCTTTGTTCGAGTATCTTGGTTTGTATTCATATTTAGAATACAATTTTTGAAGTCTATTTTCTATATCCTCGACTAAATCAAAATCATTTTCCCACAAATCAAGCATAATTGATCCCTCACTTTGTGTCCCATCTGATTGATACATACCCAACAAAAAAGCCTCATCTATCATTTCTTTGGTACCAAATAAACCTTTCTTCGTTTGTACCATAACCACGTCACCTACTCTCAAGTCTTTACACTCAACCCTTTCAATTTTACGAGAAGATTTTAAAACTGGAATACCATGGTATGGTGTCACTTTATGTTCCATCCCATTTTCTAAAATGATTTTGTATACATCTTCCTGTTCTGCTCTTAACTTCATTTCAGATGATAAAACCATTTCTTTATTGTTAAACAATTCCAACTTTTGACCAATTTCATTGAGTTCTTTTGCAGTTAAATACCCAAGGGAAGTCACAACCCTTTGGTCTCCTGCTATACACAAATTTGACGATTTGATTGTACCCAAATTTTTTTGATTAGACTTGTAGTTGGCCGCATCTTTGTACAACATATATGGAGTACCAGTCTCGATTTGTGAATCCAAAATCTTTTCCCAAAGTTCACGAGCTTTGAT